TTCATCGTGTCCTGGCAGTCGATCGCCACGGCGACCGGCCGCGGCGTCGGCTCAGCCACTTGGCCGTTGAGCAGCAGGTAGGCGGCGGCGGCGATGGTCACGGGGTCGGTCATGGGAGCATTCCTTCCACCATGCGGGGCAGGCCCTCGGGGGGCGCGATCGGGGCCCACAAGGTCCAGCAGCCGACCTGGTCGGGGTGGACAAGCTCGCCGGCCTCGGGCGTGGCGAAGATGTCGAGCCAGACGTGACTCGTCGCATGCCAGGGCATCGGGCCGAAGACGCGGACGGTGACGAGGCCGCCGTGGTCGCGCGGCATCAGCAGGCACTCCTCGCCGTCCACCTCGGGCAGCTTTACGCTGGGATCATGCCAGTCGGTCATCGCGCCGCCCCGCCCCAATGGCCGATCGCCCAGATGATGGCGGCGACCATGAAGCAGAAGCGCGCAGCCGTCTCCGCGTAGGGCGGCGGCGCCGGCCTGGGCCAGACGGCCAGGAACCAGAGAATGAAGCCCACCACAATGGCGAGCACGAACAGGATGTTCAGCATGGCAGTGCCTCCTTCAGGCAGCGCAAACACTGCCCGTCTTGGTGCCAGGTCGAGCCTGAGCCGCCTGGATCGCAGACCTCGCAGTGGCGCGTCACCACCTCGCCGGTCAGCCGGTTGATGCACTCGCTCGGTGGCTCGACGCACGCCATGCAGACGCCCTCCTGGCAGTCGCAGGGCTCGTTGTAGATGGTGAGATCAGAGGGGATCACCGGCAACCTCCGGGTTTGGCGCGATCTCGCGAAACTTCTCCTGCACGGCTTCGAAGTCGAGGCTGCTGGAGCGCAGCGCGTCCTCCAGCGTGATGACCTCCGCCGCGAGCAAGTCGATGACCGTCCAAGAGTAGGCGCTGATGAGAATGGCCAGCATGATCGACCCGGCCTCTTCCGGGGCCGCGGCGCGCGCCGCCACCAGGGCGATCTCGCGGATAGTCTCGATCGCCTCTCGCTGCACCTCATCGGGGCTCATCATGCCGTGCTCCCGCCCAGGAACGCGGCCGGGTCCATCGGTTTGACGACCATGAAGTCATGCGCCCAGATCTGGTGATAGCCGCAGACCGGGCAGACCCAGCCGCTGCGCGTCGCCACCAGGATCCCCCAGTCAGGCTGGTGGTGGAAGGCCGCGTAAGCCTTGTGGGCTGGGTCGGAGCGGTCGCCGCCACAGGTGAAGGGGTGCACGAAGCCGGCCGCCTGCCAGCGGTTCAGCGCCGCCACGGTGGCATCGTCCCAGGGTGGGGTGATCTTGCTCATCTCAGTCGTCCTGCAGCAGGTAGGGGCGCGCGCCGCGGCCGCGCGCGCTCTCGGCGATCTTGGCCTGGATCGCGGCGACATCGAGCGGCGGCATCAGCGACTCGATGGCCGGCATGTTCTGCAGGAAGCCGATCGCCGCGTCGCTGGTCAGCCCGTGCGCGATGACCTGGGTCTGCGCCTCGACGGACCCCGCCTCGATCTGCACCATCGCCAGCTTCTCGATCGTCTCGATCTCCGCCTTGGCCACGCGGCGCAGCTCGGCGCGGCGGGCGCTGTACTCGTTCTCGCCGCGGCGCGCCCAGCCGTAGGTGAGCTTCGGCGCAAACTCATCGGGGATGCCAAGCTCCTTGGCCCTGGCCGCGATCTCCGCGTTGCACTTCTTGGCGGCGTCGGCGGCCGCCTGGGCCGCAGCGCTCCACACCTCGTCGGTGGCGAAGTCGTGCAGCTTGCTGACCTGGCGTTCGAACTCCGCCAGCATCGCCGCGGAGCGCTGCTCGGCCGCCGTCTTAGCCACCTTCTCGCGCTGCCGGATCAGTCGGCACAGGTCGTCGCGCTCGGCCTTGCTCATCCGATCAGACATGCCGGCCTCGCCCTGCCATCCCAGACCCTGCTACGCCAACCCTCGCCTCGCCCGGCCTCACCGCGCCTTCCCGTGCCATGCCTGCTTCGCTTAGCCATCAGCCCCTCCCGCGCGCCCTCCCGCCACATGCGGCGGCTTGGCGATGCGCTCGGCCCTGATCTCCGCGGCCAGCGCCGCTAGCACCCAGAGGCCGCTGACCGCCCAAGGCGACTCCTTGAGCAGCCGCGCCTGGGCGCGCTCGATGACCCGCTCCAGCGTCGCCAGGGTGGTCAGGTCACTCACGGAAGAGCGCCTGCTCGGCGTAGTAGCGCATCACCTCGATCGCCAGTTCGACCTCGCGCTCGGAGTAGTGTTCCGGCACCAGCGCCGCCTTCAGCCGCTCCTCGTTGACCAGCGCGATGATCGCCTGCGCCTCGCTGATCTTCAGCCAGCTGACCGCCCGCCGCATGCCGGAGAGCAGCGCCTCCTGGCTGTCGAACGTCGCCAGCACATGGATGTCAGCCATCGTCGTCTCGATGCTCATAGGCGCCCCGCCAGCACGGCGCGTTCGACCTCGGTGAGATCCCAGGCGGCGCAGACGATCCAGAGGTCGCCGCGGCCGACCTGGCGGAGCAGCAGCGGGTCACGAGGCACGACCCTCGTCCACTCCGCCTCCCAAAGCACATGGTAGTTGGCGAGCGCGCCCAGCGGGTTGCCGCGCCGCGGCTTCGGCCGAAGATGGATCGGCACCAGCGGCACCTGGGCGGCCCAGTGGCGGAAGCGCTTCGGGGACCTCGGGAAGCTGTCGGCGGGGATGTCGACGTAGGTGCGCCAGTTGCGGTCCTTGGCCCACGGCGTGGTCGAGAACCGGCCGCCACCGTCGTCCTTCAGGTAGAGGTGGCACTGCTCGATGAGCCGGCCTTGGTCGTCGGCGGCGCGGCAGATCGCCAGCTTCGGCAGACCGTCTTCGTTGAGGCCGGCGGCGGCGATGCTGGCAACGGCGCGGATCAGCACCTTCCCCTTAGCAACGGCGTCGTACGCGCGCATGATCTCAAGGTCGACTGGGGTCGAGTAGTGGCGATGTTCTTGGTACTTCTTGAACAAAGCTCTCGCTTCGTCGCGATCAACAGTGATGGCTTCAGTTTCCATTGGGTGACCTCCCATTCTTCAGGTCAGAGATCTCGTGCTCGGCGTCCTCCAGCTTGTCGCAGAGCCGGATGATAACCCCGCGCGCCTCCATCAGCGTCAGCTCGTCGAGCCGCTTCAGCTTGCCTTCCACGAAGGCGTGGCTGACCGGCGGGAGGATCGGTCGATCGGTCATAGCCAGGTCGCCTGCACGCTGAGCAGCGCTTCGAGGCTCGCCACGATCGCCTGCATGGCGGCGATCTCGTAGTCGGCCTGCTCGCGCAGCAGGCGCCCGCTCTGCACCCACTTCGGGTAGACGTTCTTGCGCAGCGCCAGTTCGCGCTTGGCGCACTTGATCTGGTCGGAGAGCGGGACGGCGACGCTCATAGCCAGGTTTCCACGATGACCTCGTCGTCGCTCGCGTGCCGCGCCAGGCGGTTCAGTCCTCGGCTCCGCATGATGTCGCGCAGCGCGCCGACCGAGAGCGCGCAGATGACCTCGGGCGTCGCCTCGTCGCCCACCCACTTGCGGGCGACGAACTCGCGCGGGTAGTCGCGCGGGTGGTCGTAGATCACCCACATGGTCACCGGCCCCGGCGGATCAGCCCGCTGCCTCATGCCGGCGCCGCCTCTGGCAGCAGCTCCAGCGCTTTCGCAGTCATCTCCGCCAAGGCCTCGACCGCCGCCTCGCCTTCCGCCTGGGCGACCTTCAGCAGCGCCGGCAGGCCCGAGAAGATCGACTCCAGCACCTCGTCCCGCGTCGCCGGCTCACCCTCGCGCCACCAGCTGACCCGGTACGGCGCGCCCAGATCGAACAGCGTGCCCTGCGCGCCGTGCATCGGGCTGAAGGGCTTGGACGGGTGCAGGCTCTCCCAGATCACCGCGATGCCGGGGTTGCGGTCCAGCGCGACGCCAGCCGCCTCGCGGCGCTCCTCGGGCAGGTTGCGCTCGTTGCGCCGGGCGCGGGGCTTCGACAGGAACGGGCACGCCACGACCGCGTAGCGGGCGCACTGCAGGTGGCTGGGCGGCTCCGAGGTGATCCGGTTGACCGCGCACATGGGGCCGATGACGCTGGCCTTGATGCGCCCCAGCGGGCCGCCGCAGACCCAGCAGCGCTGCTGGCGGACGGCGCGCGCAAACTTACGACCGTCGACCACCCGGTGGTCGGGCTCGCCGTCCAAGCAGCTGACAAACCAAGGCACGACCCAACCACGGCTATCGATCAGCAGCTGGTCGATCCCAGGCGGCCGCGGGATGTCTTTGATCGAAGCGTTCAGGTCCATCGGTTGACAGATCGGAGGGTTTTTCGGATCCGGTTGCGCAGGGCCTGGCGCAACCAGGCCAGCAGGTTAAGGCGCTCGGGGCGCGTCCCCTTGGAGGCCCCGATGATCGCCTCGACCGCCACGAAGCGGACGGCGGGCATCAGCCTTCCTCACCTGGCTCGCGTTGGGTGACCTGGTCCTCACCCTCGGGCGCGCCATCGCTGAACAGCTCGGCGGGCGTTGGCGGGCCAGAGGCCGGCGGATCCGGCGAAGGCGGCGACGCAGGCATGGCAGAGTCCGACGTAGGCTTGTCGGGCGCCGCAGTGCGGGCAGGCCTCAGCCGCTGCTTCAGCCCCTCGTTGCCCCTCGCCTCGGGCGCCGGCGGCGCCGTCTCGCCCTCCGCTGGCGGCGGCTTGGGGAACCAGTCGGCCGCCACCGACATGCCGTCGTTGAGCGACGCCCAGGTCTTGCGCAGCTGCACGATCTGCGCCGGGCGGATGGTGTCGATGCGGCGCTGGATCCGCGTCTCGATCATCTCCCGTGTCACGCCGAACTGCTCGAAGGCCTTGACCAGCTTGCCGATCGCGTCCGGCGAGGTGTCGGCCTCGGCCAGCAGCGTCGCCTCGCACTGGGTGACCGCCGTCTCCACGACATCGCCGGGGATCACCGCCAGGATGCAGGCGCGCAGCCGCCGGGCGCCTTGGTTGGCGATCGTCTCGTAGATGTCGCGCCCATCGGTCAGCACCGTGCGGCCGCTGCGCGTGTCGCGCACATGCTTGACCTGGAAGACGCGCTCGTCGCGCACGTTGGTTTCCATGTCCCAGCAGTAGGCGACCACGGTGCTCTCGCCAGGCCGCCCGGCGAACGAGCGCTGCTCCACCTCGCGCGTGCCGAAGCTGAGGTTGCCCCAGTTCTGCGCCAAGGTTTCCGCCAACCTGATCGAAGGGCCGGTGATCTCGGTGCCGCCGCGCGAGTAGCTGTAGAGCGCCGCCTGGGCCAGCGAGGGCCGGGTGCAGGCCTGGATGATGCGGTCCATCGCCTGCATGGGGCTGCGCGGGAAGCGGCGCGCCATCAAGACGGCGCCCTGCACCTCGGCAAGCTCGCGCTGCACGGCAACCTCGGTAGCGGCCTCGCGCTGGGCCTGCGCCGCCTGCGCCGGCTCGCCAAACGGGTTGGCTACGACGGCATGTTCCTCGGACATCTCAGACCTCACCCTTGAGTAGGAAGCGGCGCGACGGCTCCTTTGGCGCCACCGAGTAGCCCTTGCGCCCGTTGTCGAGCTTCCAGGTGCAGAGCAGCTCGCCGCTGGGCGCCACGAGGTTGAGCCCGTTGTCGCCCAGGGCTGACATGATCGTCAGCTTGGCCGCCTCCACCTCCGCGTCGAGATCGCGCTGCAGCTGCTTGGCGCGCCGCAGGATCTCCACCGCCTGCAGCTCGGCCTCGGTGGCCACGATCCAGCCGGCGGCGCTGAAGTGACCCCAGCGCTTGACCGCGTCCTCCAGGGTCAGCGGCGCCGGCGGCACGCCGGTGGTCACCTGTTCCCAGAACGCTTCCTCGCCCTTGATCAGGTGCTGCTCGATCTCGATGTCGCGGCTGATCTGGTAGAGCCGGAAGTCGCTGCCGCCGATCAACACCGCCACGTCGCACACCTCGGCCGCGGTGACCGCCAGGTAGTGGTGAACCTGCAGCAGGTAGGCGAGCGGGATCTCGTCGGTGTCGGGCTCGCCCCAGCCGCGCGCGTCGCGCGCCGTCTTCACTTCGAGGATGTTGCCGGCGCCGCTGATCAGCCCGTCGACATGCGCGAACATCCAGGCGTGCTGCGGGTGGCGCAGCATCTCCTTGACCTGACGCACCTCCATGCCGGTCCGTCTGACGTACTCGCGGCGGATGGTGTCTTCGAGCAGCTTGCCCCAGAGCATCGGCTCGGTCTGCTCGATCGGCGGCGCGAAGCCGCTCTTCTCTTCCCAGAGGTCGAATGGCGTGCGCCAGGGCGACAGGCCGAGCGCCGCCGCCGCGTCGGAGCCGCCTAGGCCCGTGCGGCGCTCTTCAGGGGTGCCCGCGTTGCCGAGCGCCTCGTCCACGCCATCACGCCGCTTGCTCGGGGGTGTAGGCCTCGGCGATCTGCCAACCGTGCACCATCAGCTCGACAGCCTTGTCCTGCCCCTGCTCGGCGATGCTGATGCCGATGAGGTGGGCGAGGGTATGGTGAAGGTATTCGTCGAGCGCCGGTGGGCCGCCGGTGTACCGAATTTCGAGGCCGGCGATGGTGATGGTTTTATCGATCGTGCGCTGGATGCGGGCGATCTTCTGGGAACCGCGCTTGGGCATGGGGGTCGCCTCCACTTGCGCGAACCGTAAGTCTCGGTTGCGCGGGTGGTCAAGCGTTCATTGACAGGAGCTTGACCTTGCGGCCAGCGGGTTACCGCCGCGTCAACGGAGGGTCACTCAGGTGAAACCCTGAGGTCAGATCGCGCGGAGAACGGCGATGGCGCGGCCGAGGATGCGTGCATCATCGGGGAAGGGGTAACTGTCGTCCCACTGGCGAAGCTCCACGTCTGCTCCATCGACGATCAGGAACACGCCATCGCCGCCGCCTTCGCGGCGCCGGATATCGATCACAACATTGTCGCCGCGCCGCACGCTCCCGGCGTCGTTCGGCGCCAGGATCGCCACCGTGTCGGCGTCCTTAACATTGGTCCGTGCTAGGTAGCCCACGTCCATGAACTGCGGCCTCAGGAGCGCCTCGACGTTGGCGATCTTCGGCCGCAAGTGGGACCGCGTGGGGCCCTTGCCGCGACCGCGGTCGAACCACTCGGGGTCGGCGTTGAACAGCGCCGCCAGTCGATCGACCACCTCCGGGCGCGGCACGGCTTTGTTCTTCTCGTACAAACTGATCGCGGCCCGCGTGACGCCTAAATTGGCGCCCAGCTGAGCCTGGGACAGGTTGTACTTGTCGCGGGTCGCTGCAATGCGGTCGCCGACTGTAGTTTCAGTGTTTTTCACAGGTCAGGCCCAACTTGACGAAGATGGATAGGGGCGCGAAGGTGCCCAAGGGCCGGCGCCAGTAAGGTTGAAGTCGCTATGGCGAAGCGCGTAGGCACCCCACCCGAAGTTGCTCGCGATGCGGTCGCTATTTTGCACGACCACAACCTGGCTGAGATCGGACGGGCGCTCGGGATCTCTCGGCAAGCTATCGCCGGGTGGCGCGCCGTCCCCGCCGAATGGGTGCGCCAACTGTCAGATGTCACAGGCATTCCCCCCTGGCGCCTACGACCTGACTTGTACGACGCGCCTCCCCACGAGACGGCCGACGTAGGCTGACGCCTTTCCTCCCTTGTCAAGCGTGGCTTGTCAAGGTGTGCAGTTTTAGATGACGGATCGGTTGCAATGGTGTCGGTTGTTCTCGGGATCGATCCAGGCGCCCACGGGGCCATCGCGATCCTGAGCACCACCGGCGAGCTGCTCGGCGTCGAGGATATGCCGTCGCTGCCCGAGGCGAGCGGCCGAGTCGCCACCAACGCGCCGCTGCTGGCCAGCATCATCGCCAACCCGCTGCGCGAGCATAACGACCACGCTCAGGTCGAGCGCATCTACTGCGAGTTCGTGGGCGCGCGGCCGAACGACGGCAGGATCCAGGCCTTCGCCTTCGGACGCGCCCGGGGCGTCATCGAAGGCATCGCTGGCGCCTTCGATCTGCCCCTCGTCTTCGTGACGCCGCCGGTCTGGAAGAAGCTCGCCAACGTCCCGCCTGGCCGCGAGCACAAGGACGTGGCGCGCACGCGGGCGGTCGCCCGATGGCCCAAATACGCGGAGCTGTTCGCCCGCAAGCTCGATGTTGACCGCGCCGAGGCCTGCTTCATCGGCGCCGCTGGCCTCGCGCGCGGACTGGAGGCAGCGGCATGAGTTCCCCCGAATTTGATCGCGACGAGACGTGGTCGAGGGCCCGCTTCGACCAGCTGCTCGCGCCGGTGCTCAGAGCCAAGGCCCACAAAGGCCAGGTCGTCTTCCTCGACATCGCCTCGCCCATCGCGGAGATGCTGCAGCTGCGCGCGCACGTCGACGCCATCGTGCAAACGCCGGACGGCGGCACCTTGTCGCTCGAATACAAGATCGTCCGCTGGCCGCAGACCGATGGGCTCTTCAACAAGACCCACTACCGCGACGCTTCCCTCGAAACCCAATGGTGCGGCAACCCTGGCCACGAGCAGCCCGGCTGGATGCACACCAGCATCGCCGATGTCCTGCTCTGGTGTCAGTGCAGCCAGAACGAAGACGAGCTGAAGTGCTTCCCGTTCCACTTCCCGCGCCTGCAAAAGTGGTTCTTCCCCCAGGAGGCGGACTTCCCGCTGCGGGTGGTC